CGGGGATAATCAGAGACACCGACAGCATCGATGGGCCGAGCGCGCCGAGCGCCGAGCGCCAAAACAAAAAAAACGTAGTCTAGTCCTGATACGTGGTGAGTATCGGCTAGGGGGTACCTAGAAAGCTAGGGGAGGGGGGTGGGGGGTTAAGTATTCGGTATCTAGCGGACCCACCGGAGGGCCACCCCCCAAAAAGAGCGCTCGTCTAGGCCCAGCCTCCATCATACTAGTTTGCACGTTGAATCCCACGTCGTGGAGTTCATACCCCCCGGGGGGTCTTTTATTCTGCATCCCGTACCCCCACCCCCCTTCCTGCAGAAACCCCCCCGTCAAGGTACCCCGCTTGCAAATTGCGGTAGGGGGTTCAAAATAAGGAAACACCAAAGGAGAACCCGATGCTTAATAGAATCTGGCCTTGGTCTCGGCTTAGCGAACTTGCAAAAGACAACGAAGACATGCGGCTGGCTATGCAGCATACGCACGCACTTTTGGACGCTGCTAAGTACCGGGAAAGTTTGCTGCGAGCGCAACTGACGCTAGCGTCCAATAACGACGCCCGAGACGAGCATGGTCGGTATAAGAAGCGAGAAGACTAGCACTCTTTATTATCTGGCTTCCCTTTTCTTAGCGCCCGTGCGTATACCGGGCTACTGGGGTCGATTCGACCGCTTACAAAGAAGAGAAACCGCAGACGCCCATGCCAGTGGTGAACGTCGAACCGAGCAGAGACCACCCCGTGCCTTACAGCACGGACGATGAGTACGCTCCCACTCTTCTTGAAAAGCTGGCAGTTGCAGGCAATACAGCTGAGCTGCAGGTAGCCCTCGGCGCATCACTGGAAATAAGCAGTGAAGACCTGACCAAGACCAAGACCCTGCTGGAAGAAGTGGCGAAGAACGAGACGGGTGAAAAGAAAAACGCTCATAACACCCCACCTAAGGCACTTTCTTCCCTACCCGTCGCTTACGGTGCGGCGTCTTTTCTGCGTCAGTACGGGCAACAACTTGCCCTAGATGTGGCCTCCACCCGTGCTGCCATCACGACAAAGCTGATGGAGATAGCTAACTGCGGGGACACTAAGTTTGAGCTTAAGGCCCTTGAGCTGCTAGGCAAGCACAGCGACATTGGACTGTTCACCGAGCGCAGCGAGATTACGATTAACTACAAGACACCCGAAGCTCTTGAGGACGCCATCAAGGAAAGGGTGAAGCGCCTGCTCAATGCAGACATTATAGACATCACCCCCTTAGGTATGGACCTCGATGAGGAGCTTGGCATGGCGGGTGCTGACGCTGAGTTCGAGGATGCAGCGGCAGAAGATGCAGAGTTTGAGGACGTAGGGAAAGAGAGCGAGGCGGAATGAGCCTCCTCGACAACGTCTCCCTCAAGGATATCCCGAGTATCCTGTCCAAGCTTACCCTGTCCGAGCAAGAGAGACTGCTGGCAGAGCTTGACCACCTCACAGCCCTGCGTACCAAGCAGCTATCTCAAGACAAGTTCATTGCCTTCGTTAATGAGATGTGGCCGTCGTTTATCAGCGGTAGGCACCACACCAAGATGGCCGAAGCCTTTGAGCGCGTGGCGCGAGGGGAGTGTAAGCGGCTCATTATCAACATGCCTCCAAGGCACACTAAAAGTGAGTTTGCCTCCTACCTCCTGCCTGCGTGGTTCCTAGGCAAGTACCCCGGTAAGAAAGTCATCCAGACCAGCCACACTGCCGAGCTTGCGGTGGGTTTTGGTCGAAAGGTGAGAAATCTCGTAGATACGGAGATTTACCACAAGATTTTTCCTGATCTGGTCCTCCAAGCGGACTCCAAGGCGGCTGGTCGGTGGAACACCAGTAAGGGTGGGGACTACTTCGCTATCGGTGTTGGCGGTGCGGTGACGGGTAAGGGCGCTGATCTGCTCATTATTGACGACCCACACTCCGAACAAGAGGCCGCACTGGCCGAGATTAACCCGGATATCTACGACAAGACCTACGAGTGGTACACATCAGGCCCCCGGCAGAGACTTCAGCCCGGTGGGGCTATCGTCATAGTGATGACGCGGTGGTCGAAGCGCGACCTGACCGCACAAGTCCTCAAGGCGGCGGCGCAAAGAGGCGGTGACGAGTGGGAAGTCATCGAGTTTCCGGCCCTCTTACCCAGCGGGAACCCGCTGTGGCCTGAGTTTTGGCCGCTAAAAGAGCTAACAACGCTAAAAGAAGAGCTGCCCAACTCCAAGTGGATGGCGCAGTACCAGCAGAACCCCACATCAGACGCCTCAGCTATAATAAAGAGAGAGTGGTGGCAGGTCTGGGACAGCGAAGACCCGCCGAAGTGTGATTTTGTCCTTATGGCGTGGGATACGGCCTTCGAAGCGAACCAACGTGCCGACTATTCGGCGTGTACAACGTGGGGGGTGTTCTACCAGCCCGACGCTACGGGGCTGAGCCAAGCTAATATCATCCTGCTCAATGCGTTCCGTGACCGGATGGAGTTCCCGAGGCTCAAACAGTGCGCCATCGAGGAGTATAGAGAGTGGGAACCCGACAGCGTCATCATCGAGAAGAAAGCCTCGGGCGCTCCGCTCATATACGAGATGCGGGCTATGGGTATACCAGTGCAAGAGTTCACCCCGACGAGGGGGAATGACAAGATCAGCAGGCTAAACGCCGTATCTGATATCTTTGCCTCCGGGCGGGTGTGGGCTCCCAACACTCACTGGGCTGAGGAAGTCATCGAGGAAGTGGCTGCGTTCCCCTCGGGGGATCATGACGACTATGTAGACTCCACATCGCTTGCCCTTATGCGGTTCCGCAAAGGAGGGTATATAGGGACAACACTCGACGAGCCTGACGAGCAGCAATACTTCAAAAGTAAGCGGAACCCGGGGTATTATTAAGTGCCAGCCTCAAAAACACAGAAGTTCCTCGGTAAGAACTCCCTCGTTAAGCGCTTGTCTGCTCAGGTGGGCAACAAGGGTGAAGCTATCGCCATACTCAAGAAGCGTGGGGACATGAGCGCAACAGGTGCGCTGACGCCAAAGGGTCAGAAAAGAAACAGTATGACCGCTGAAGGGCGGGCAAAGGATAGGGCGGCAAAAGCAGCGGGTAAAAAGCCTAGCGCCTTCGTGTATAACCCGAAGACAAACACTGCCAAGCTTAAGAAAGACTGACCCAATGGCTATTGATAAGGCACTGAACCGCGCCCCGCTGGGGCTGTCCAACGAAGACCTCATGGATGACGAGCCGATGCTCGAAATCGAGATTGAAGTTTCTCCCGAGGAACGGGAAGAAGCCGAAGAGATAAATGATGAGGTAGATGAGGAGGCCGAGGAAGAGTTCAGTCAGAACTTGGCCGAGATGTTGGATGAGAAGGTGCTGACCGAGATAGTCGGTGACCTGCTGGGTGAGTTTGAAGAAGACCTGTCGTCCCGCAAGGACTGGATACAGACTTACGTCGATGGCCTTGAGCTGTTGGGGATGAAGGTTGAGGACCGCACGGAGCCTTGGCCCGGGGCCTGCGGGGTGTATCACCCGCTGCTCTCTGAAGCGCTCGTCAAGTTCCAAGCCGAGACTATGATGGCGACCTTCCCCGCTGCGGGGCCGGTAAAAACGCAGATTATAGGCAAGGAAACGCCTGAGAAGGTGGAAGCCTCTACGCGCGTCCAAGACGATATGAACTACCAGCTTACGGACGCCATGCCGGAGTACCGGCCAGAGCATGAGAGGATGCTGTGGGGTCTGGGGCTGTCAGGTAATGCCTTCAAGAAGGTCTACTACGACCCCTCCATAGGTAGGCAAGTGTCGATGTACGTCCCCGCCGAGGACGTGGTGGTGCCCTACGGGGCCTCTAACCTGCAGACCTGCGAGCGCGTGACCCACGTCATGCGCAAGACCCCCAACGAGGTCAAGAAACTGCAGGCTGCGGGCTTCTACTGTGATGCTGACCTCGGTGATCCCGTCGATAGCTTCGATGAGGTAGAGAAAAAGATCGCAGAGCGCATGGGCTTCCGAGCCTCCTCTGACGACCGCTTCAAACTCCTTGAGATGCACGTCAATCTGGTGATTGAGGACGACCCTGATGCGGATGAGGACGGCATTGCCCTCCCGTACGTGGTTACTATTGAGAAAAGCTCCGAAACGGTGCTGGCAATCCGGCGCAACTGGAACCCGGACGACCCGCTTAAGGCTAAACGGAACCACTTCGTCCACTATGCCTACATTCCGGGCTTCGGCTTCTATGCTTTCGGCCTGATCCACCTGATCGGGGCCTTCGCCAAGTCGGGTACGTCGATTATCCGTCAGTTGGTCGATGCTGGTACGCTATCCAACCTACCCGGTGGCTTCAAAACAAGGGGTCTGCGGGTTAAGGGCGACGATACGCCCATTTCTCCTGCTGAATGGCGGGATGTGGATGTCCCCTCCGGTGCTTTGCGCGATAACATCATGCCGCTCCCCTATAAGGAGCCAAGCCAAGTCCTGTACACGCTGTTAGGCACCATCGTGGAAGAGGGACGCCGGTTCGCCGGGGCCGCTGACCTGCAGGTCGCGGATATGTCCGCCAACAGCCCTGTGGGCACTACGCTCGCCATACTAGAGCGGACCTTGAAGGTGATGTCGGCTGTCCAAGCCCGCATCTACTACTCCATGAAGCAG